TTAGACGTCTTCGGCAGCTTTTAATTCGACCATTCCGAGAACTTTCATCTTGTTATCATGTGACAGCTTGCGGAAATTTGATATAAGAGCCAATTCATCCTCCGTTAATTCAACGGGGGATATTTTTTTGTCACTTATTCCATAGATATCGTCCAGGTTAATCTCTAGGAAATTGCAGATGTTCAGAAGAGTCGAGATGTCGATAGAGTTGGTCCCTTTCTCCCATGATGATATCGTATTATCTCTGACCCCTAGATGGTCGGCTAATTGTTTTTGGGTTATACCTTTTCTTTCGCGATATTTGCGTAGGTTTTCCGCCACCCTCAATTTAATTGCTTCCATTGATAACCACTCCCTTGTGTTGATTATATAGATAACTATGATCTTAATCAAGATGAATATTCATGAAATATGAATAAAAGATATTGACACATCATAATTTATGAAGTAAGGTGGTGTTGTGAGTTCATGAAATATGAAGTTGGAGTGAAATGTGTTTGGAGAAAACCAAGCTTCAAGGATTGCAACTCTTTCCGTCGGCGTGAACGTTAAAGATACCCTTGCCAGTAGTTATTTTAGAGATTATCGATCGGATGGGAGGTGAAATGAATGAGCGGTTGCAGGCTGTATAGAATAAAACCTTTGAAGTGGCTTAAGTCAATCACGTCTTACCGTACTCGAAAGTTGGATAATCTCCCTAAGAGCAAATGGGCTGAGATATTAGTAAGGGGAGGGACCATAAAGCCCTGACTATCCAAAGGGAAAAGGTGGAGGTGGATCACAATGCTTAAGGAAAAAGTCAAATGCAGTGTGCATTTCTATTGAAGGGAAGCCAGGCTAATGAAAATGCCTGAACAAAAAGAAAATGCCCGCAAGTCCTGGCAGATTTAACGGGCAGAAGAAAAATAATTTCTAGCTTAGTATATCATGTTTTGCCAAGTCAGTACATCAGCTCATTAATAATCAAGTTGAAGTTGTCGCGGTGCGAATTACTTAAGTAGGATCAGTGGTTCTCCAGGCGGAGCGTAGAGAAGTTGGACATAAAGGTGGAGAGATAGTATGCGAATCGACATAAATGAGAAATACTGCATCACCTCTGATGAATACCAATATATTCTTAACACAAAATCCGTTAGTAACGGTAAAAAGATAAAGGGGCAGAAAGAATTAAAAGCAGTTGCTTATTGCTCAGATCTCAATCATTGTCTTAAGGAACTTGTAAAGCGTCAAATCAGGGAATCAGATTGCACTTCCCTCAGAGACGTTGCAAAGCGAATAGAAGAAATCAGAAGTGAAATAAATAGAACTGTTAATTTTTAAGCGTTGTGAAGAGCACCTTCCCTATGGGTCATGCGGGCACCACAGCAATATATATCGTGTGGATGCGTGATGTTCCAGTGAGTTGATAGAGTAGGTGTGAGCAGATAAAGGAGTGGAGTGGCAGTGGAAGAAAGAATTGAGAAGCATATTCACCAGTATGTCGAGGCAGAACTTAGGAATTATCGGACCTATAAAAAACTTATTGGTGAATACGATAAAGAGTTGCTGTATAGAGGTGCTAAATCGGGACTTGGTAAAGACCCGACGGGGAGGTTTTCACAGAATCGGATCAGTGACCCAACGTATGATGAAGTAGCAGGGGTTATTGCTAATGAGCAGAGAGTTAGAAGGATGAAAGATGTTGTGATGTGCATCGAGGATGTCTTAGAAGAGTTGTCGGAAGAGGAAGCACGATTAGTGGAGATGAAATATTTTAAGAGTTGCTATACAGACTTTGGAATCATCGGCGAGCTGCACATAGGGCAAACAAAATACTATGGAGATAAAAAAAGGATAATCAGAAAGTTTGCTTTAAGGATGAGGTTAATATAAGTGTAGAATTTGCGAAGTATTTAACACCATTTCCGTAGTATTATGGTATCAGTGAAAGGCGTCAAGAGATGGGCGCCTTTCCTTATTTATAGGAGTACTCCTTTCGGCGACTCTCCTCTCGGTCGGCTGGGTGAACTATAGACCAGCCGCTTTAATCAGGCTTTGGTGATAACAGTCAGAGGGAAAGCAAGGAGGTGAGGATGGCCTATCAGAGAACTACGGCTTTACCGGGATGTAGGCCGGAAAAGAAAAATGGCTGGGCAGAAGGAAGATTTATGATGAACATCTCCATGCAGGAGATGGATCAAGAGATGCCCAAGTATCCGGCCAAACGGGCAATGGGGCAAATCATGAATGACTGACTGTCGAAGGGGGTGATCCAATGAGCGCTATTACAGTCAATGGGGTTCGGGACAGTGTGATGACAATACTGCATCAACATTTCCCCGGCATCTCTGTTTATAGCGAAGAGATCCGGCAAGGCTTTGATAAGCCTTGTTTTTTTGTCAAGCTTTTCCCGGTGTCGCAGAATCAGCTTCTTGGCCGGCGATATCAGCGGAACCACTCTTTCGATATTGGCTACTTCCCGGTAGTGGTAGATGAGGGAGAAGGCGAAGGGAATAGACAAAATCAGGACATGCACGATGTGGCTGAGCAACTGTACGAAGCAATGGAGTTGATCCCAGTGGTTGATGAGAGCGACGGACTAATGCGAGGCACGAAAATGGGACATGAAATCGTCGAAGGGGTACTGCATTTTTATGTGGATTATAATTTCCAGGTTATAAAAGAGGCGACACTGGAGCCACTGATGCAGACCATGGAACAGGAGGGATTTATTCGTGGCTAGGAAAGATGAACTTATTGAAAAGGTCTATTCAAAGCTGCAGATTCTGCAATCAAAGCAATTCACAGCACAGCAAAGGGATGTGCTGGAGGCTTTGCTGCAGGACGGTGCCAACTATACCAAGAGTGAGGTTATCTCAATTTCTGAGGACTTTCGAACAAAGGAGGCTAAATAAAAATGGCAGCAGGAACATTTACAGCTCAAAACAAGGTGAGACCCGGCGTGTATATCAATTTCAAATCTGAGCCCCAGGCGGCAGGGACTTTGGGGGAACGGGGGATTGTATCCATGCCCCTGATTCTGAGCTGGGGTGAACCCGGTAAAATGATCACCATCGAAGCCGGTGACGATGTATTCCCAAAATTGGGGTACTCCATTATGGATGCCCAATTACGCTTGATCAATGAGGCTTTGAAACGGGCCAAGACGTTGCTCCTCTACCGGTTGAACGCCGGCACGAAGGCGGCGGTGACGGTCGGAAACTTGACGGTAACGGCCAAGTGGGGTGGAGCCCGTGGTAACGACATTACCCTTGTTATCCAGGAAAATATTGATGATGAGACAAAGTTTGATGTGTCCACCTTAGTGGATGGAGCCGAGCTCGATAAGCAAACTGTGTCTGATATCGCCGGCCTTGCTGCAAATGATTGGGTCATCTTTTCCGGTACCGGTGCCTTAACGGAAACAGCAGGCGCTCCACTGATCAACGGCTCCGACGGAGCCGTAACCAATCAGGCTTATATCGATTATCTGGCTGCTGTGGAGATCTTCGACTTTAACACTATCGCACTTCCCAGCACGGATGATGCGCTCAAAGCCACTTTCACTGCCTTTGCCAAACGGCTCCGGGATGACGAAGGGAAGAAGATCCAGGTCGTTCTCGAAAACTATCCGGCGGCTGATTATGAGGGTGTGATTAGTGTTAAAAACGGTGTGGTACTCGCTGATGGAACTATCTTGACGGCCGCTCAGGCGACAGCGTGGGTAGCCGGTGCCACGGCAGGGGCACGGGTGAACGAATCCCTCACTTACCAGGGCTATGATGAGGCTGTTGATGTGGCCCCCCGATATACCAATGCACAGATCATCGCGGCTTTGCAGGCGGGGGAATTTTTATTTACCGCCAGTGACAACCAGGCGCTGGTGGAACAGGACATTAATACACTGACTAGTTTCACGGCGGATAAAGGAAAACAGTTTGCCAAGAACCGGGTGATCAGGGTCTTGGATGGAATCAACAATGATTTTGTGCGGATTTTTTCTAAGTTCTATATCGGTAAGGTGTCCAATAATGCAGATGGACGGAACCTGTTGAAATCAGAGTGCATTAACTACATGAACACTTTGCAGGATATTGACGCAATTAAGAATTTTGATGGTCAGACTGATCTAACTGTCCAGTCCGGAAATGATGTGGATGCGGTCTATATTGAGGCTTACGCATGGCCGGTAGACAGCATTGAAAAGATTTATGTTCGTGTGCGGATTAAATAGAAAGTGCAGGTGAGATAAGATGGCATTTTTAAGAGCGGAAGACGCAGTGGGTGGCAAGCAGGCCAAAGCTTTTGCTACGATCAATGGTCGGGTGGAAGAGTTATTTTATGCTAAATCCATTGAGGCAACTATCGAAAAGAATAAAGCAGATGTCCCTGTTCTCGGCAGGACGAATGTGGGAAAGAAGGCTGCTGGCTGGACCGGCAGTGGGACCCTGACGATCTATTATATTACGAGCCTGTTCAGGCAGCTGATGATCGACTATGTGAAAACCGGGCGGGATTTCTATTTTGATCTTCAGATCGTCAATGAAGATCCGGCCTCGGGTGTAGGAAAGCAGACCATTGTGCTTAAGGGCTGCAATCTGGACAGCGTTACAGCAGCGTCTTTTGATATCACTTCAGACGATCCTTTGGAAGAGGAGATGCCCTTTACCTTTGAGGATATTGATATGCTGGATCAGTTCAGCCGTCCGGTGACGGGATAAAAATGTTCTGCAGCTATGGACATGGTATGGGACACATCCCCAACTTGTCTTGAAGGAGAGTTTTAAAGGAGATCAGCAGTATTCTGGTCTCCTTCTCTTGCTTGCGTTAATAAGCGCTTTAAGTCTTTGGGAGTTTAGGAGGATTAAGAATTATGAGTGATTTGCAGGATTTCTTAATGGACAACTTTGAAGAGGCTGAACCGATTGAACGGAGAGTAAGTCTTGGCGGGAAGGAAAAGATTATGAAGTTTAAGCCTATTTCAGCCGCCACAGGTGACGAGATCAGGAGGAGCTGCCGCAAAACAACCTTCCATAAAGGTCAGCGGCTTGTTGAAACGGATCAGGATGCCTTTGTGGCTAAGTTAATTATTGAAACAACAACAGTTCCTGATTTCAAATCTCAGGAGCTTCAGCAAAGCTGGGGTGTGCTGGGGGCTGAAAATCTGTTGAAAGCTATGAAAACGAAAATGAAGGATGGCGAATATGCCACTTTTTCCAATATTGTCAGTGAAGTCAATGGTTATGACAAGAGCATGAACGATTTGGTCGAAGAAGCAAAAAACTAATTGAGGAGGGCGATGGTGAGGCGAATTACGCTTACTACGCCCTCCACGAGCTTCATATTTTACCCGGGGCATTGGTAAGATTACCCCGTAAGGAAAAGGCGGTTGTTTATGCCATGATTGATATCAGGATTAAAAAGGAGAAAGACGAGGCGGCCAGGGCTAAAAGGAAAAGAAGATAATATCTAATACACCATACTAGCCGAAACCTTGTTTTCGCCAGGAAACCCAAAAGGAGGTGGCAATGTGGCAACGATCGATTCGGCGTTAAAAATGTTCGGTAAAATGTCCGATGTTGCAGACCGCTTAATAGAGGCAGCTAAAGTAATCGGTGAGCCAACAATTGGTGCTGCAATGGAGCAACAGCAGATCATGGATACTTTCAGTGTAAAAACCGGGAGCGAGCCTTTAGGTGCGGTGATTTATGACCGGATTACAAAGCAGGCCTTGGGATGGGGAGAAGATGTAAATGCCTCCCTTTCGGGAGCAATGTCCTTTATGTCCACTACCATGGATCCTGATAAGTTAACTCAACTTAATGCTTTAGCGGCGCGGCTCTCAAAACTGAATCCTGCAGAAGGATTAGAGGGGGCAGCTCTTTCCATGAAGGAACTTATGTCCGGCGACTACACATCAATTGCCGAAGGCTTTAATATGAGCGGAACAATGCTCCAGGGCAGTGCGGCATACCAAGCCGGGCTGCAAGGGGATGTGGATGGATTCATTAAAGGAATGGATGAGTTATTAAATCAACAAAATATGACGGAAGCAGCTTTTGAAAAGATGCTGGATAGGCCGGCTGCAAAGTGGCAGAGGATCATTCAGACATTCAATTTTAGCCTGGCTAAAGCGGGTGAGGAGGCAGCAAAGGCATTATCCCCTCTCTTCGACATGATTATCAAGGGCTTTGAGTCTGAGGGAGCAAAAGTTTTTTTAAACATTTTAAGCATTGGACTAACTTCGGTAGTTACTGGAATCCAATGGATGCTGACAATGCTTCAAGATGGATGGCCGGCTATCCAGCAGATATTATTGGGTATAGGAACCTTAATATATAATCTGGGTGTAATTCTCTTGGGGTTGATACCTATCATCATGGGGGTTGTTGCAGCTTGGGTGGCGTACAATGCAGTTGGCCTTATAGCGAATGGGATTACCTTTATAACCGGAACCCTGATACCTATTGTTAGAGGTCTAATGGCAAAGTGGAATATCGTAACATTAATGTTGGCGAGCGGCATTTCATTATTAGCTTTAAAACAAAGGCTGCTACATTACGTTATGAATATAAACCCTATCGGCTTGGTTATTGGTCTTGTAATAGGGCTTATCACTGTTTTGGGAGCACTTAGCGTCGTAACGAACGGAGTCAAGAAAGTGTTCTCTGATGCCTTTGGGTTTATTGTTGATGTTGCTGAAGGTGCAATTAATGCAGTTTTGAGAATACTCAATGGAGCAATAAGGGGAATAAATGAGGTATCTGGATTCTTTGCTAATCTTTTAGGCATTGAGGCAAAACAAATAAAAGAGATCCAATTTAAAGCTGATTTTTCAGAGTTTAAAAAGGCTGGACAAGAAGCCATAGAGAATTTTTCAATGGATGCACTAAAGGAAAAGTTAGGATTTGATAATAAGTTTCAGATGCAAGAAGATTATGGCTGGGATGGCTCCATCCCTAATATAGATGATGCCCTCTCCAGCATAGACCATGTGGGCGAAGTCGGTAAAATCGGAGACACCGTAGATATCTCCAGTGAAGATCTGAAGATTATGCGGGAGCTGGCGGAAATGAAGAACATCCAGAACTTTGTAACCTTGACACCGACCGTATCCGTGACTACAGGAGACATCCGCAACGGAAGCGATGCGGATACTATTGTGGCAAAGATTAAGATGATGCTGGAGAAAGATATTGCATCGTCGGCATCAGCAGTGTATGGGTAAACACTACCCTTGAAAGGCAGGTGATTCCAATGTCTTATAGCATTGAACTCAGCTTCAACAACCGGGACGAATCCTTCGAGCTTCCCGTCATGCCGGGAAGCCTTGATGCCAGTAAGTCCGGCAACAACAAAACTTATGACATCATCGCCCTGGGTGAGATCAACATTATTAAGAATCCCCAGCGCATTGAATACGGATTCAGCAGCATCTTTCCAGCCCAGCGCTATCCCTTTGTGACAGTTCAAACACTCTTGCAGCCTATCGAATATGTCCAGCTTATCATCAGGTGGATGGAGTCTAAACAACCCATCCGCTTTATTTTTACCTCCGACCGATTTGAGATCAACACTTTGGCTAGTATTGAGAGCTTTGACTGGGAAGAGGTTGCCGGTGGTTCAGGGGATCTTGAATACTCCCTTAAGCTCAAAAGTTACGTCCCCTATGCGGCACAAAAGGTGCCTATAGAAGATCTTATTGATAAATCAGCGTCCACAGTGGCAGTGCCGCCTCCGGCACCGGTCAGGCCCAATGAAACCAAGCCCCCTAAGACCTATACACTGGTGGCTGGGGATACCCTGTGGGCGGTGGCTCAGAAGCATTTGGGCAATGGTGCCCGCTGGCCGGAAATACAAAAGCTAAATGACATCACGGACGCGGAAATTAGGCGGCTGCAGATCGGCCGGGTGTTGAAACTGCCATAATAGGTCCAGATGAAGGGAGGGAATAAAAGATGCTGAAAATCGTGATCGACAATAAAGACGGAAACGTATGGGACATCTCTCAGATCGTCGCTGATGTGAATTGGAAAACAAGCCGGATCGGCAAGGCTGGTAGCTTAGATTTTACGCTCATCAAAAATGCACCCGCTCAGGAACTGGCCTTTAAGTACGCCAATGGGAACATTGTCCATGTCCAGATGGAAGATGGTACTAATGTCTTTTATGGTTATATCTTTAGTATAGACGGAGGTAAGGATGAGGCGGTGAAGATTACTTGCTATGATCAGCTGCGCTATCTTATGGCCAGTGATACTAGTATTTATACGAATATTACAGTCTCGGAGCTGGTCAGGGAAATAGCTGCCCGGTTCCAACTTGAGACAGGTCGCATTGATGATACAAAGTATAGGATACCGACTTTCTCCGAAGACAATCAGAAGATGATGGATATGATCTGTAAGGCGCTGGACCTGACGCTCATTAATACAGGCAAGAACTATGTCTTCTTTGATGATTTTGGCGCACTGACCATTCGGAATGTTGAGGATTTTCTCCTGGATTTTATCATTGGTGATCATAGCCTGATGACAGACTTCAGTCATAAGGTTTCTATTGATTCTGATACGTATAATGTCATCAATTTATATAAGGACAATAAAGAAACCGGTAAACGGGAACCCTACGAAAAGCCCTGCAGTGCCAATATAGCCAAATGGGGAGTGCTGCAGCTTTGTCAATCTATAGATGAAGAGATGAACGAGGCCCAAATTAGTGAAATGCTTAAAAATCTACTCACTCTTAAGAATCGGGAGACGAAATCCCTTAAAATTGAAGCATTAGGCGATATCCGGGTCCGAGGCGGTTGCTATGTACGCATTCAAATTGCCGAGTATGGAATCAATCAGCCTTTTCTGGTCGATGAATGCACCCACCGCTTCGATGGGGTGAATCATACGATGAGTCTGGAGTTAAGGGTTATTTGATAAATAAAACAAGCCTGGGAAGGTGATAGAATGTCTAGTTTATTGGACCTAATCAAAGCGGCTGGGGCGGATGCCGTTAACGCATCCAACCCTGTGAATATTCTTTTTGGCGAGATCTTAACAGTGCATCCGCTCAGTGTCAAAGTCGATCAACGCTTTATACTGCCAGCGGATTTTTTAATGGTGCCGGAGAGAATGACAAAATACGAAGTGGATTTGCAGCATACGCATCAATACACCGATGATGGTTCTACGAGTGACACGTCGGAAGCTTTAACCCAAAGAATCGTGATTCGCTCCGGACTTGCCCCGGGGGATAGGGTTTTGATGCTTAGAGTCCAGGGTGGGCAGCGTTATGTCATTTTAGATAAGGTGGTGGTGTCTTTATGATCCCCACAGGTGGAAGCATTACCCATGGGGTGATTCAGTATGCCCAACGGCCTTCCCTTACCTGGAGGCTTGACCCGGCCAAAGGGCGCATCACTGGGAGGCTGGACGGATTGGAATCTGTGCAACAAGCCGCGGCCAAGATTCTGCAGACCCAGCGGTTTCGCCATTTGATCTATACCCCGAATTACGGTAGTGAGTTGGGTCAATTGATAGGCATGAATCGGGCTTTTGTGAAATCTGAAGCTGTTAGGATGCTTGAAGAGGCATTGACTCAAGATGACCGGATCACAGGAGTCGAAAATGTGCAGACCACAGCTGCGGGAGATAGCCTGCTGATTGAGTTTACCGTGATCAGCACCTATGGGAGATTCAATATGACTCAGGAGGTGGGCGATTAATGTATGAACATCAGACTTATGAGGCGATTCTGGTCAGGATGCTCGCCAGGGTGCCGGAGACCATCGACAAGCGGGAGGGCAGTCTGATTTACGATGCCCTGGCCCCGGGAGCGGCGGAGCTGGCTCAGGCATATGCCGAGTTAGTGGTTAACAATAATCTTTCTTTCGCGGATACGGCCAGCGGAGAATTTTTAACCCGCCGGGCCGCTGAGTTTGGAATCAAGCGGAAGGTGGCTACAAAAGCCTGGCGGCGTGGCGGATTTCTGGATAGTAATAATGCCCTTCTTAACATTCCGCTAGGCAGCCGCTACAGCATCGGTGGGCTGAATTATACCGCTATCGAACAGATCAGTACCGGCGCGTATGTCCTTGAATGTGAAACGGCCGGCACAGCAGGCAATCAGCAATTTGGGGATTTGCTCCCTATCGCCTATGTCAATAGTTTGGCCAGGGCGGAACTCACCGAGGTGCTGGTTCCAGGTGAGGATGAGGAGACAGACGAAGCCCTGCTCTCCCGATACTATGAGACGGTAAACGAACCGGCTTTTGGCGGGAATATGGCAGATTATCGGCAAAAAGTCAATGCTATCAATGGTGTAGGAGGAACCAAAGTCTTTCCCACTTGGGCTGGGGGTGGCACTGTGAAATGCACGATTATTGCCTCTGACTGGGCTAAGCCATCTCCTGAATTAGTGAATGAGGTTCAATCCACTATGGATCCGGAAGAGAATCAGGGGATGGGACTGGGGCAGGCACCGATCGGCCATGCCGTGACGATAGCCGGGGTGGATAAGGTTACGGTGGATGTGGAAACGACACTCACGCTTGCGCCAGGTGTAACTCCCGGGCAGGTTCAATCCGATGTGGAAGCGATCTTAGATGCCTATCTTTTAGAACAAAGAAAAACCTGGGCTGCGCAAACCCAGATCATCATCCGTATGGCACAAATTGATGCCCGGATGCTTACTGTCCAAGGCGTCGAAGATGTGACTGGAACAAAGCTTAATGGGACGGAGGCCAATTTCTTGCTTGATGAGGAAGAAATTCCAATCTTGGGGACGGTGATTATCAATGAGTAAGTCTATTAGAGAATATTGGCCCCAATTGTTTGATAACATTTTAGACTTTCAGCTTCTAGCTGATGCAGTGGATACCGAAATACAGTCTCTAGGTGAGACAGTGGATCAGCAACTCGCTGACCAATTTGTTCTCACTTCAGGCTATGAGGCGGTAAAACGCCGGGAAAGGATGCTGGGCATCCAGGCTGATCCCACGAATGAAACGCTGGACTTCCGGAAAAAACGGATTATTAACCGTTATTCAACGAAGCCGCCGTTCACTATTCGTTATCTTCAAGACCGCTTGGATTTTCTGGTGGGTGAGGAGAAAGCAATTGTGAGTGCGGATGGTCAAGACTTTTTACTTTTCGTGGAGACCGCCATTGAAAATGCGGCGCTCTTTAAAGAGGTCGAGCGGACAATAAAAACCATCAAACCGGCAAACTTGATCTATAACCAGCAAACCGCTTTAGGTGATCATATCTCCATGGAAGAGCATATACGTTTCCGTACATTAGAGAGGCAAACCCGGCTGGGTTCAACATGGAGGGTAGGAATGACACCTTTTGCCGTAGCAGATTTGGAGGTGAGCGTTAAGTGATATCAACAGAGTTTTTATCCAATGTGGCAGACCATGTAGATGGTCAAGTAGCTAAGGTCGTATTAAATGAGAGCTACGAAATCACCGACTTTAGTATTAAAGAGACAGAGCAAGGCTTGGTTCATATGCAATATATTGTTCCTAGTGGCGTGGTGCCGACAGTAGTTTTAATCGAGCTTAAGGATGTTTCTGATAATGTCATCAGCTCAAATGAAGTTTATGTCCCGATTACCGCAGATACGATTATAACGCAGACCATTCGAGTTAAGGAGGGGTGAGAATGGCAAAGACAAACTGGCAATATGGTGAAATTGTTACCGAGGAAGATTTTAACCAGTTGGGGCAAGAAGTGAATGAAGCCACAGCTGGATTAGCTGTTCTGGAAGAGCAGCTTGGGGAAGCCGAACAAAGCAGCAAAGCCTATACCGATCAGCAAATTCAGCTGGTTACAGCCACCGGCATCCCTAAACTGGTAACCTACTCATATGCATTGATGGCTGATCAGCAGGGTCAAACTGATTTTGAAATACCTTTGGAAACCTTCGTTAAGGAAACAGATACGGTGACCGTTGCCCGGAATAGTACGGTGCTGAGCACGGAGCGATACAGTGTTGTTGACCCGAAAATAGTTCGGTTGGCGGAAGGCGTAAATATAGGAACAGAAATATTTGTTCAGGTATGGAAGAATGTGCCCATCGGTCCGGATGGAGCGATATCAGCGTCAGTGCTGGCTAATGATACTGTGACAGAGTCGAAGATGGCTGATGAGATGAAAAAGGATGTGCCCGGAGGAGTGGCGGGGTATGATTCGTTTGCTATGCATTTGGCGGATTTTACGCAACAGATACCTTATGCGGTGACGGCGGGAAGTGCTAATGCTTATACAGCATCTACAACCCCGCCTTTGCCTGCTCTGGTGGCTGGAGTGGCCATTACGGTTAAGTTCCATGCTGAAAACACAGGTGTGGCCACCCTGAACTGGAACGGCAAGGGTGCAAAGGCAATAAAAAAAGCAAACGGGAGTGATGTTAGCTCAGGGAATTTAAAGCTGAATGGAGTCTATACCCTTCGTTACGACGGAACAAATTTTATATTGCAGGGTGAAGGGGGGATAGAAAACGATGCAACAGCCGTAGCTGCAGATATCTTAACCTCAAAGACAGCGTATGTGGGAGATGGGGTAAAAATTACAGGAACGATGCCCAACACTCCCTCCCAAACCGCAACACTGCAAATCACAGGAAGCGCAAAGCCGACCAAGGTAGTCCCAGCGGGTTACACTCCTGGCGGGACGGTTACAGCAGAGTTGGCGGCAGCGTTAGCAAACAGAATTTTAGCTGGAAATACAATAGGTGGTGTGGCTGGTACTGCTGTAGATGGGGCAGAGATGAAGAAATTTGCCATTGGGTCTGCAAGATCATCGACCAGCCAGAAGTCATTTCCAACTTCTAGGGGCGGTACATCAAATCAATATTATATAAATATCTCGGGTTTATCATTTGTGCCAAGTATAGTTATCGCAAGTTTGTCGTATACCTATGGTAGTTCTTATCAAGGAACTGTATTTAGGAGAGGTTATAGTAGTGGCTATGACGGCCAATATGGCGGAGATACGGAACTTGGTGGAGCGATACTAAACTTGGCATCGAGCATTGGGACATCATTTGATTTTCCTATTTCACCATCAGACAACAACATTAGCTGGATAGCAATTTCCTAACAAGGAGGACTGTAGCGTGATTCAATATGGTAAACGTATTATTTTTGATCTTAGCAATGGAAGAGTATTAAACGGGACATTTGATGAAATGACTGGGGATTTACAAGAGGGGCTAAGGCCCCCCTGAAATTGATTTTATAGACCTACCTTATGGTGATATAACTTTTCAAGATGCTTTAGAATACCATGTAGACGTTGATACTAGGACTATTGTTGTCGATTCTTACAGAGAACATATTCCTTCATATGAAGAGTTGCAACAGCAACTCCTCATTAGTCAGGGGGTTATTTAATATGGTTAACGGGATGTATGTCAATTGGCTTGTTAGTTGGGTTAAAAAAGAAACAATTAATATTCAAACAGGCTTGCCGTTTGTCTTGAATGATATAATAATACCTGAGTATCGGGGGGAAGTGAAAGATTTACTTAATGCGCAATAGACCTTAATACGATGTAAAAAGGTATAAATGATTCTTACAAGGAGAGTGAAATAGTGGCTGGAAAAATAACAAAAGAAGAATTACATCCATTGCTGTCACAGAAAATAGATGATTTTGCTGCGCATGAGGCGGAAAATGCGACAGAAACCAAAGCAAGTCATATCGAGATTGCGACTCAAGCAGAAGTAACCGCAGGAACAGATGCAGTGAGGGCAGTCGTGCCAAAGTATTTAAAAGTCGAGCTCGACAAAAAAGCAAATCTAGCTTCTCCTACCCTAACGGGCACCCCGACGGCTCCAACAGCGGCAACCGCCACAAATAACACGCAGATTGCTACCACGGCCTTTGTTAAGGCTCAGGGCAATTTACCATTGACTGGGGGGACTATGACTGGTACTTTAGTAGCTCAAAATAATACTAACTATACAACCAAGCAAGTGCGAAATATTACCTTGTCTACTGCAACCCCTTCAGGTGGTGGCAATGGCGATTTGTGGTTTGTCTATGAGTAGGGTGGTGAGTATATGACAATGCACCCAAATATTGGTGGATGGAAAAACGCAAAAGAAGGTTATGGCAATATCAACGGGGTTTGGAGAAAAGTAAAAGAGGGTTATGGTAACATTAATGGCGTTTGGAGGAGGTTCTTCAACAGTAGGAGGATGCTTTATACAACTGGTGTACAAAATGTTCCATGGACAAAGACTCCCCAAGTAACTTGGGGAGACTCGTATGCTACTTTTGTGGCTAAGGGATCTAGTGATGACGGCAGGGAATACGCTATAATTGAAACATTTGATATTGATATTACTGGTTTTACAAAAATATGTGTAGATTGTGAGTGGAGCGTAAGTCGTGAAGTCACCCCAGGTAGTGCAAATTATTCTGGTCAAATATATCTTAGCAAGCCATTTGCTCAACTCTATTTGTCTATTAATGTTTCCTCTGCTCGAACTGTTTACACACTAGATATTTCAGCAATGTCAGGTATAAATAGTGGGTTGTGTGTGTCGTTTTCAGCAGCAGACCGTAATTATAATATTACCGCAACAATACACAATATTTGGTTAGAATAGGAGGGGAAATCGTTTGGAAGATAGATATTTAATTTACAGGGAATTAGATGGTTACGTGGTTAAAATATCAAACACAATACCGGAGGTAATACCTGACGGGTGTAGAGTTGCTATTGGGGATAATCTTAATTTTGAGGAAGGCCATGAAATAAAATTCTATATAGAGATTCAAGGTGTAGCTGAAAATGGCCGAATTACATCTGCCTATATGTTGCAGTTACCCCTAGTATTAAGACACTTATCTCAAGAAAAAACAACACTCAAAGAAGATGTTGAAGCCGTGGCAGAGACAACCGCCTATAATCTTGAGGATACGATGGCGGTAGCGGAAACCCTAGCTTTATCTTTAATGGAAATAGAGAATTTGAAAGCGGAAATTGCCGCGCTGAAAGGGGAATGAGATATATGGTTACTTTTTGGTTTACGAAGGTAAAGTTAGGGATGAATGAGTTAAGTGATGTGCCTGAAAGGTATTATCCGCAAGTGCTTGATAAGCTTGTTGAAGCAGGTTTGTATGATGAAAATGGAAATCCAATAGCTGCGCTATAGCCCCTTAATGTGCAACACCAACACTAACGCCACACAGGGCGTATTTTTTATGCTCTAAAATAGGTCAGTCACAATACTGATGCGAAATTCATATAATGTACAGGCTTGAAAGAGGTGATGCTTTTGGACTTTACACTTATTACAGCACTAATTGGGATTGCGGCAACTTTGTCTGGAATCATCTTGGGCTGGTCGGCAAGGGCAAAGGAAGCTAAAAACGAAGTAAGAAAAGATGCAGAAATAGATACAGTAATCCGGACGGACATGGAATATTTAAAACGTGGGGTAGACGATATCCGGATAGAGCAGCGGGCACAAGGGCAACGCATGGATACCATGGGCGAACGCCTTAGCCGAGTTGAAGAGTCATCCAAACAAGCTCACAAGAGGATTGACCGCATCGAGCAGAAAGGAGAGTAAGTTAAACGCCACAAATTGAACGGGTAGGTACACCGAACTTTAGAGCCGGGCGCAATGGCCGCAAGCCGCTGGCCATTGTGGCCCATACCACTGCCGGTTATTATCCTGGCTGCTTAAGCTGGATGCAGAACCCAAAATCCCAAGTAAGTGCTCATTACCTGGTTCTAAGAAACGGTCGTATATTACAGATGGTCAAAGATGAGGATACTGGACATAAATCATATAATCGGCCATTATCGCATTGACAGTGTCAATAGGCCGAATTGCCCAGGAACTAAATTTCCGTGGGTAAGGTTATTTGCAGATTTGAAAGGAGAGAATGAGGTGGATAATCTTGTGATTTATGCCGATGGAGATGTAGGGACCGCGCTTTTGCTCAGCTTTAAACTGAAATGCTCGATGATCCATAAGGCCTTTGCCGATGAAGTTCATGCCAAGAATAAGCACTGGATTGGGATATTGGGGACAAACGGTAACGGGAACTACTACTATGCCGGCAGTGATCGAATCGAGACGGCAAAGTTAGGATTATAAGGGGGGGAATGGGCTATGGAAACTGCATATGGTTATGTTCAGGATTTTTGGGGGCTGCTGCTTGTTGTGGCAGCCTTTATTATTTATCTGGTCAGCCAGGGAAGGGCGAAAGCGGGAAAGATATTACTCTCGCTGATGTTGAGATTGGAAAAGCAAGCAGAAGAGTATGCATTGCAGACGGGTGAAGAGAAGTTTAGATTTGTGGTCGAGAGAGGGTACCAACTGCTGCCTAAGTATATAGAGATGTTTATCACCTATAAGATGTTTGTTGAGTTGGCCTATGAATTATATGAGGAAGCAAAAAGTTATTTGATGAGCCTGGACAAAAAGTCTATCCCGGTACAAATTAAGAATCATAAGGAAATAGATCATGGATAAGACTTAAAATCATCTCTTAATAGAGATATTTTTCGCTTTTCCGACAAACATCAGGAAATTCCGTCTATAGACATACATTAAAATTACAGAAGATCTTGGCAGCTGGCAAAAACTGAACGTAGAGGATATTCGACAAATTACCCCTTGAACAATATCAGAACATATGTTCTAATATATAAGAAATATATGTTCTTAAAGGGTGGTAATATTGGGATGAAGCAATAGGATTTATGCTGAGCGGGATTACGATTAAAGGTATGGCTATGAGTCGGAATAAAATGCGCGTTTTGGAAGGATGATGGACTAGAAAGTTAAATCTCTGAAGGCGAAGAAAACAAAAAAATAATAAGAAGCCAGCTACCCTCCCCAGAGCATTTGGCTTCTTATAGAATTACCCTAAAGGGTAATGCCCAACTGAATTATACCTATTTATGCCAATGAAGGCAACAAGAAATGACTGTATAAGTGAGGTAATTAATTTTATGAAGGAATTCGAGGTTTATTATTATGATAAAATATATACACGCTTAGAAAATTGTTTGTTTGTGTTTAATGAAAGAATCAGGCTGCTCAATGAGGAAGATAGAAGCGTTAATTATAATGGTTTTGTAGATGCGTGTGAGCAAATGAGAAAAGGACTTGATGACTTTAAAACACTTAATGATTTAACAGTACGTGAGAAGTAA